TGGGTTTCACTTTCTGGGATCTGAAGCATCCAATCTCGGAGCTATGCAATGTTTGACTCGCTCTGATTATGATTTTGCTGTTTCGAGACTCCAAGAACAAGGTGTCCTAAAACCGGCAGCTTGTGGTGATATTCCAGAGGAGATGATGGGTCGCAAGGTTTTGAAAAATAATATTGCCCACCCTAATTCTATGGCTGCCAGAGTTGACAAACACGGACATTACACCTTATATGGATCCACTGTTCTTAGATCCGAACAAACTGGTGATGTTTCCAAATCAATTTTGCATGATCATATGGAAGACGTTTTCGATCTGAAAAATAAATGGGGTCCTCCTAAAATGAAGCCAAATTGGAGAGCTTATAATGAAACTCTTCAGTATTTGATGGATCCCTCAGATACGTTTCGGTACAGTTATTTGGATCGAGCTATCGATGATTACTGTGAACCCTTAATGGACGTCTTTGATGATACTATTGTTCCCTTGACAGACAGAGAAATTCTTATGGGAAGAGAGGGATCGAAATTTATTCGCAGAGTTGACATGAGCACGAGTATGTGTTTCCCTTTATTTGGAAGAAAGGATGCCTATTTTGATCCTATTCTTGATACTTTCGGAAAGATTCTTAATTATGTTTGGCCCCAAAGTGTTATTGATGAGCGCAATCGTCTCAAAGCTTGTTGGCAAAGAGGTGAGCGTGCTTACCCGATTGTTTGTAGCTTTCTTAAGAATGAAGTGAAAGATCTTTCTTCGGACAAGGTGAGAGTCTTCCAGGGTGCAAATGTTTGTATGACTATGAATATACGAGAGTTATTTCTTCCTATTGCTTGCGAACTCCAAGAGAGAAATGAGCTATCCGAAATGGCAATTGGTGTCGATCGTATGTCTCCAGGTTGGCAGCGCTTAATGGATCATGTTCGGAAGTATGATAAAGAGCATGTTCTTGCTTGGGATTACAGCAAATATGATGCTCGGATGAATGCTCAAATGGTTGGAGCGGCTCTTCGAGTTTTGATCAAATTTGCGAAGAAATGCAATTATACAGAGGAAAATATTCGGATTATGGAGAACATGGTTTCCGATATAGTTCATCCTTTGTGCGATTACAATGGTGTACTGATGATGTTTTATGGTTCCCATCCTTCGGGGAACCCACTTACTGTTATTTTAAACAGCATTGTCAATAGTCTCTATCTTCGCATTGCATTCTTTCATATCACAGGTTTGGATACTTCTTTTAGAGAACATGTTTCTCTCCTTACTTATGGTGATGATGGAATTGCCACTGTTGAAGACTCTATTAAGAAGATTTTCAATTTCACCGCTCTTCGAAATTTTCTCCATGAGCATCGCATTAAGATTACCCTTCCAGATAAATCTGATACCGTTCGAGAAATCACGTGGTCCGAAGCAGATTTTCTCAAGTGCACAAGCGTTTATGTCCCAGAAATAGGACATGAGCTAGGGGCTTTGGAAGAAGATTCAATTTTCAAAAGGCTGTACATGAATGTTGACAGTAAGGAAGCTTCGCCCCATGAGGTTGCTGCGAATTGTGTGGCTGATTCTCTTGCAGATTGGTTCGTATATGGGGAGGCTGTGTATGAATCTAGAAGAGAGAAACTGCAAGAGGTGTGTAGAAGAGCAAAACTGGACTCAGCGGCTCTTCGCCTATCTTACCAAGATCGAGTAGATAAATGGAAAGAAAGGTATTTGTCCTAATTTATGTATTATTGTTTGTGCATGTTAAATTTCATTCATTTGTGTATTAGTGAGCATATAAAATCACTTAAACTTTTCCTGTATTTAATAGGCGTTTTGAGGAGTCGCGAAGTCTAAACCCTCATGATGAAAGTTCAGATCTAACTTTGAAAGATCTAGAGATGGATGTCTCGAAATTGTCAAACATTATGGACATAGGTACCGAACAGGCGGATACAACTAATCAG